CCCCACCAAGATCTTCGCCAGCCCAGACAGCAAAGGTCCGGTCAAGATCTACGAGTATCCCAAGCCAGGAAACGAGTATGTCATCGGCTACGACCCCGCTGCCGGGTATGAGAGCGGAGACCTCGCAGCCATCTCCGTGTTTTGTCGGGACAGTCGCACTTTTGTCGCCCACTACTACGCAAAGCACGATGTCCCGTTGAGCTCGGAGCAGGCAGTGCTGCTTGGTCAGTATTACAACGAGGCGCTCATCGTCCCTGATTGCACTGGAATCGGCATGGCTGCCGTCTGGGCGCTGAAGAGGCACGGCTATAGGCGCCTGTACGTTCGCAGAGACATCGACCGACGAAGCGGAGCTGGAAGGAAGGACCGCTGGGGCTATGTCATCACATCGACCACCAGGCCCATCCTGATCTCCGACCTTCGCAATGCCGTCGAGAACAAAGAGGTCGTGATTTACGACAAAGATTTCGTTTTTGAGGCTCGACGATTCGCTGTCGTCAACGGGAAGGAGCAGGCCTCCAAGAACAGCCACGACGACCTGCTTTTTTCGGCTGCGCTGGCCTTGCGCGGGCACGCGGAACATGGGCGCTACATGAGGCGAGCCGAATCAGAACTTGGCAAACACCTGGAAACAGGTTTGAATATGAGGCTGATGTCTGGCGACCTGGCGAACAGCCGTCCGCTAGATGCCGGTGACATTCTAGGCGACCAATGGTAATGTGCCAGCGTTCTACAACAGGAGGCCGACATGGCTGCACGCGGAGAGAGTAAGACTCGAGTCCACGCCAACGACGATCAGGTTGGCAATAAGGGCAAGATGAAGGGCGGCGACAACGCCAAGAAAGGCTTCGGCAAGGGCATCGACATTCGCTCTACCCGAGACACCACCGGCAAGAAGTACTCACACTAGGTGGACTTCTCCGTCGCTGCTTTAGCGACGGTCGCAGCCTTCGGTTTTGTGGCGCTCGGCTTGGTGTGCGGGTTGGTCTATTATGCCATCCGCAGCATACGTCTCGAGGCCGATCAACATCGGCAGTACACCGAGAGGCTAGTAGCCGTCGCCCAGTCAAAACGTGTTGCCGATTCCTACCCGATCCGGCAGCTTCCCTCTACCAGTATGCGCGAAGTGACCCCAGCCAAGGTCTTGAGCGACGATGCCATCGTTGCCCGAGAGATGGAGTCCATGGGTCTTCGCCCCGGCAGTGAAGAGGACCGCATCGAGTTTATGGAACGCCTGTCACTGGAGCACTAGATGCCGAAAAACGAAAAGAAGAGCTACGGACCACCCAGGAAGAAGGCTAAAAAAACCGTGCAGAGCCGGGTCGTAGAGGCCCTAGAAAAGGCGCCAAAGCGTCTCCATGAAGAGGCTGTGGTTGGCGAGGAGATGAAGGCAGAAGGCAAGCGGCGCGTAGCGGCCAAAGAGCTCCACAAGGTCCGCAAAAAGTTGAAGCTTTACGAGGCAGAACGGAAAAAAGACGAAGCGATTGAGCGGGCCGAGAAGCGCGCAAAGAAAAAGTTAGCCAAGCTTGAGAGGGAAGAGGGCAAGATATTTGAAGAGAAAGAAGCGGCCAAGTCGAAGGCCAAGAAGGCTCGCTATCGCGCCGACCCGGAGCGCGAGGAGTCCAAGGCGTGGTGGGAAGAACGCCAACACGAGACCAGGCAGAGACAAGTCAAAGGCTCCCGCCGCAATCGTGCCATCGCGGCTCGCGAGGCGGCCCGCAAGCGTCGCAGCCTCTCGTCCGACGTTGGCAAGGCTGGCAAGGAAATGGAAACCCGTCGCCGGAAGAAAGAGAAGGAGTACTAGGTGGCCACCCCGCTCTCCAGCAAACTCTCGTCTGTCTTTAAGGGAAAGAAGGTTGACCAGAGAGCTGCCGTTGTCGAAGAGCGGTACATGGACTCTCACTATATTCGTCGGCGCCTAGAGGGGACGTGGTTTACCAATGTGGCGTTCTACCGTGGCAACCAGTGGGTTACGTGGAACAACCGAGAGAGGCGACTGACGGTCAAGGCTGTCCCGCGCTGGCGCGTGCGTATGGTCGTCAACCGCATTCTCCCAACCGTGCAGTCTCTTCTGTCGCTGCTGGTTCAGGCCGACCCCCGCTATCGGGTGGTCCCAACCTATAGCTCCGAAAAGGGAGAGCAGGCCGCTCGAGCGGGCACCGCATTCCTTCAGCACCAGTGGGAAAGGGACGGGATGTACCGGAAGGTGCTCATGGCTAGGCTGTGGGCACTGGTCACCGGCAGGGGATTTCTGGGTGTCTTCTGGGATGCAGATGCCGGAGAGGACATCGAGGTCTTGGATCTGGCTGCCTTTGACCAGATGACCATGGAGGGCCAAGTCCCCCAAGAGATGAACACGATGCCCGGTCAGGCCGGGATGCCCGGAATGCCCGGACAGCCGGGGATGCCCGGACAGGCCCCTCAGCAAGATCTTGGCCCCACGGAGCTCCCGCTCAAGCCAGCCAAAGCTGGGCGCATCCGCACCGAGGTGGTCAGCCCCTTTGCCTTCCACATGCAGCCAAGCGCATTGAGCATTGACGATGCCCAGTGGTGCATGATGGTCACGCACGTCCACAAAGACACCCTTCGGGAGCAGTATGGCTCGAAGGTGGACAAGGTGGCCACTGACGCTGTTTCTGATTTTCGGGCCTATGAGCGCAAACTGCTCTTTGATTTTGGGCAGACCAGTTACCCGTCCAAGGACATGCAAGACCTTGTGGTCGTCAAAGAGATGTGGGAGCGACCCACCGAGCAGTTCCCCGAGGGTCGATACATAGTGGTGGCTGGCGGGCAAGTGCTCGAAGACAAAGAAAACGTCTACCGAGAGTTGCCCTTCATCGACATGGGCTGTTACCCGTCCCCAGGAACGTACTGGGACGAGAGCATGGTCACCCACCTTCGACCCCTTCAGGTGGAATACAACCGGGCACGCTCTAACTTCCGAGAGATTGCCAACCTCATGGGCAAGCCGAAGTGGCTGGCCTGGCGGGGATCTGGCCTGATCGATGCTGCCATCGACGACCAGCCTGGCGAGGTCATCGAGGTGGACGACACGGCTCCGTCGTTTCCGACCCGAGTCGATCCCCCGCCGCCACCAGCGCATTACCTTCAACTCATGGAGCTGGACCTCAGAGACATGGACGAGGTCTCCGGCGTCAACGATGCAATGCGTGGACAGCCACCATCGGGCGTGAAGAGCGGCAAAGGCCTTGCAATCCTCCAAGAGGGAGGCATGGCCCGACAGTCGATCCTCATGCAGGACCAAGCAGAGGCAATGAAGAGGCTGGGGCGCATGCTCGTTATGCGAGCAAGGCAGTTCTACGACGAGGAGCGGCTGGTCCGCATCACCGGCATCGACAACATGCCCGAGGTCTATAGCTTCTCTAGTCCGCTTGCAGAGATGTGCTACGACGTAGAAATCCAAGCCAATCGCATGTTCCCATACAACAAGATCGCTCGCATGGAGATGATCATGGAGATGTGGGTGCAGGGTCTTGTCGTCAACAAGGACGGTCAACGAGACCCCCGCAAGGCGCTAGACCTACTCGAGTTTGGTGACACCGAAAAGCTTTGGGCGCAGGCAGACATCGCAGACAGGCGCTACGCAGAGCTCGAAGTGCAGCGCATGATGGATAAGGGCGTTGTCCCCGAGATCAAAGCCTACGAGAACCACTACCTCCATGCAGACATTCACCGCTCGTTCCTGCTTTCCGCAGAGGGCAGAGCGATGTCAGCAGAAAAGAGGCGGGTGCTCGAGGAACATCTTGACAGGCACATCGAAGTGATCGCCATTAGCGAGAGAGGACCGATAGACCCATTGGAGATGATTCGACAGCCGGTTGGTGGGGGGGCTCAAGGCTCCTCTGCACCCGCAGGATCAACTCCGCAGCGGTCTGCGACTCGCGCTGTCGTTGACAAGAGCGGTGGCATGAATGCCCCACCTGGCCAAGGAAATCAGGTAGCTACGGCGCCTCCAGCCAAATACTAACTTGACGTAAATACATACACGCTTCTACCCTCGTCGGGATGAGACGGGCGCGTCAAGCGATCTCGTTGCCTTGGATCGGTTACGTCACCCCACGATACGGGGACCGGACCAGGGAGCCTTAGAAACCGAAACCGACAAAGCACGGGGACGCAACCTCGATAAAAAGCGGCTGTTCGAGGACGGATCAATGGATCAAGCAACACGGGGACAGATTCTTAGCGCAGCTCTTGGCGAGATGGGCGAAGAGAAGGCACCAGAGCTCCCAGCGGAAACGCCGGAACCAGAGTCTGAGGCCGAGGTCGAGGCAGCACCTGAAGAGGCGGCAGCCGAGCCACCCCCAGAGCCTAAAATCCCAAAACGCCGACTGGACGAAGAGATTCGTAAGAAGCGAGAAGCGGAGCAACAGGCCCAATACTGGAAGGGGAGAGCAGAAGCAGTCGTTCAACCCCAACAGGTGCAGGCCAGCGACGACGTTGACGATGACGACGAGGACATTCTAGAGCGGTTAGACCGTCGTCTCCATACAATGGAGAGTCGTGCGGTTGAAAACGAGAGGCAGCTCGCCCTCGACCGGGAGAAAAAGAGGCTCAAAACGGAGATCAGTAGTGCGGTTTCCGACAACCCACGGGCTGACGCCCAGGAGGTTGCCAGAGAGATGTTGCTTGATCCGGGCATTAGTGCAGCGGATGCTGCGCGCCTGGTTCAAGATCGTGAAGAGGCACGGGAGACTGAAATCCTGAAGAAGCACTCTATAAAAAAGCAGCAGAAGGCTGAAGCGGCTCGAAGGCCGAAGACTACAGGCTTGCCTGCGGTCCCGTCCGAAGAGAAACAACCGATGACGCGTGACTCTGCCAAGAGGGCTTTTGCCGATGTTTTCAATCGGCTCAAGGATAGCAGCGCTTGACCGTCCCTCTCATCGTTTTAACTTTGAGATCAATGGAGTCCAACAATGGCAGTTCTTAGCACTGGCAGTACTAACTTCCCGACAACGGGAACCTTCACGGGGCTGGCTGCTGCGATGAAAGAGGTCTATGGCGACTACGTCTACGACCAACTATCGCAGGAGACAACCCTCTATCAGCTCTTCGCCGAAGCGACCGACACCCAGATTCACTCTGGTCGTGTTTTCGTAGAAGCGATTCACACCGCTCGCAACCGATCCGCGGGTCCACGTCCCGAGTCTGGCACGGCACTTCCCGCCGCCAAGACTCAGACCTACAACCGCTTCGAGATCCCGATTCGGCGTTACCACGCTGCTGGTGGATTCTCTGCCCAGACGCTTCTCGCCTCTGCCCGTGACGAGGGTTCCCTCGTGCGAGCGATGGACGTCGAAGTAAACGGCGCCATGAACGACATGAAGCTTGAGCTTGAGGTTGACCTCTTTGGTCGTCCGGATGCGGCTCTGGCTGTTGTGGAACTTCGGGACGCTGCTGCTGGTGGCAACTCCTTCATCAACCTCGAGCCGGGCGACAATGCTCACGAGTTTGATGGCGGGCAAGCCGACAACAAGAACTATCTGGCCATGGCTGGTTCTCGCTTTTTGAGCAAGGGTCTTGAGCTCGACATCGGAGCGGTCAATGCCGACACGGGGGTCATCACCTACCGCACGTCGGCTGCCGTTGCAGGCAACCCGTTCGTGGTCGCCTCCAACCCGACAAGCTTGCAGGGCGTCTCGATTGAGGGCGACCAAGATGCGTCAGGCATCGTTGCTGGCGACCTCGTCATGCGCCACCGGGCACATGGGACCACCAGCGGGACCGATACTGCCACCAATGGGCTGTACGGGCTTGAGTACCTCATTGATGATGGTTCACTGCTGCCTGCTTATCTGGACAAGCTCCAGGGCATTGACCGCACGTCCGACACGGCGTTGCAGTCGGTGGTGCTGAACAAGGGTCAAGGGGCCGGTGCTGCTGAAGCCTTCGACGAGGGCGACATCATCAACATCGTCTACCGGATTGAGGAAGCATCGGGCACTTATCCCGACCTCATCATGACGACTCGTCCAGGCCAGAAGGCCCTGTACGACTTGTTCAGCGACAAGGTGCGCTTCATGCCCCAGGAGTTTCCTGGTGGATTCAAGGGGGAGCTCCTGACGGTGAACGTGGGTAACAAAAACCTCCCCGTTTATGTGTCGAAGCACTGCGCCTATCGGACGCTGTACTTCATCAACCTCTCGAAGATGAAGCGATACATCCAGACGGACTTCCACCTCGCAGAGGAGAGCGGTTCGGTTCTGGAGCGAAGCTCCACGGGTGACGACACTTGGGTCTTCCGCATCCGCTGGCATGGCAACGTCGGAACCGTGCAGCCAAACGCTCACGGCAAGATCGTTGATATGTCCGAAACCCAGATGGATCAGACGTTCGGGGCAGCAACCCCCTTGATCAGCTTCTAGCTGAGCGTCAGTCCGTTCCTCCGAGCCGGGGGGTTCGCAGTTTTGCGGACCCCCCGGCTCACCCTTGTCTTGATTGCCGTCCTTTTGGCGGTCGTGGTACGGTTACGCCATGTCTAAAGCTAATCCCAAGATCAAAAGATCCTCTGATGGTCCCCATGTTGAGGGCTGGCTGCTCGAGGAGTTGCACTCGCTAGATCCTCGTCTCTATCTCCACTGGGACGCAGAGGCGGGCAACTGGGTCATCAAGTACAAGGCCAAGCAAGACGGCAGGCTCTGGGGCATCTCTACTTGGCCCGCAGACCAGATGGACCGTCGCCTTATCGTCGCTCTGAATATGTGGGACACGCAGAGTTCCGAGGCGCAGAAGCGGGATCTTCTCGAAGAGATGGAGAAGAAAAACGCCAAGACAGTGGCCTCTGCCAGGCAGACGAGTTGGGACATGAGAGATCACAGCAAGGTGGCTCATGCTCTTCGCGGAGAGGCGAACGAGCTCGCAAGCTACCCGGTAAACCCTGGACCCATCTTTGTTCCGCAGACTCTCGTGAAGAGGGTCTCCAAAAAGCCCAAGAAAATCATCCTACCCGGAGCATAAGCGATGGCTGACCTTACGCTTGGCGACATGATCAGACAGGTCCAACAAGACCTGGACGACAGGAAAGAGCGTCAGTGGAAGGTTGAAGAGCTGCGTCGATGGATCAATGAGGGCTATCGGATGGTCTGGAGGGAGATCCTTCAGGTAGACGAGCACTATGCTGCCGTTGAGACCACCTTTTCTTATGCCGGAGACACCCGACATCTGGCTTTAGGCGCCACGATTGATGCCACCGGAGCCACAAAGGTCTACAAGATCCACGGGGTTTGGGACGCGTCAGACGCAAACGAAACCAGCGTTGGCACCCTTCTTCGTCCCATCAAGTATCTTGATCAGGGAAACTACAACGACCAAAGTTCAAGCGCAGAAGCGACCACCAGAACGGCAGAGAGGGGCTACTTTGTCTTTGGCGACCCGATGAACTTCGGCTTGGCGCCAGCACCTTCCGCAGCGAGGACGATTCGCATCCTCTACACGGCGCACCTGACCGCAATGAACGAACTGGACAGCACCCCGGCTGGCGTACCAGCAGACAACCAAGATGCGATCATCGCCTACGCCTGCAAGATGGCAAGATCGAGGATCAAAGAGGACACGTCTCAAGACGAACTTCGCTTTGCCCAACTATCCAGCATGAACAGGCGAAGTTCGGAAGACAGAAACAAGCAACGCAGCAGGCACGTTCACGTTGCACACCCTTCGGATTATTCCGACTACAGCGGCGGATTTTACGGAGAATAAGGATCAACCATGCATGTTTTGAAGAACCCCAGCGAGAAAGCCCTTCGGTTTAAGCAGTTTGGTACGCTCTACGTCATCGGCCCAGGAGAAACGGTCGAGGTAAGCTCTGACAAACGCCGGAAAGCCGTCATTGCGAGAGCTAAATCTTCTGGTGTGCAGATGATTGATGTGAGCGGGACAGCCTCTGTTGCGGAGCTCCATGGGGCAGTCGAGGGCAAGGTCAAGGCTGCCTATGAGGCGAAGCTTGCTAAGCTCGAGGCCGAGTCTGCTGCTCTTCGCACCGAGTTGGCTGCCGTCCGGGCTGGTGTCCCAGGTGGAGAGCCTGCGCCAATCGAAGACGCCCCTCCCCCGGTTAGGAAGAAGCGAGCCGCCAAGAAAAAGGCTCCGGCCAAGAAGAAGAAGGCGTAATGCCTGCGCCTCTGCAATCGCTTCAGATACCAGTGATTCGAGGACTCACTGACTATCCAGAGCACGCGCAGCCAGGCGAAGCAGAAATCTGCTACAACATTGATCTGTCCAGTCACTCCGGCCTTACTCGAGGAGGGGTGGCGTTCCACGGAAGCAGCACAAACCGAGCTGTGCAGATCGGGGCAAACACCCAGCCATACCCAACCGGGCTGTGGCACTTCAGGTCGAAGAGGGGCGCCCTCTATGAGATCAGGGGGATTGCCGACGAGGACGGCAGGGGACAACTTCGAGCCAACTTTGGCATCGGCGGAGACCTCTCCCACTCCTTCGATCTGCCCGGTTTCGGCCTAGACCACCTTGCAAAATGGCAGGGTGTCGAGTTCGTGGACCGATTCGTCGTTGCAACCGCATACAACCAGGACGACAACAACCGCACCCTCTATTCGTTTTCGCCCAACCAGGGGTTCACGGCTCTCCCGGCTATAGACAGGACGGTCTCACCCCTCCATGGCTCTGCCATGTTTTGGGGCGTAGATGGAGACGACGAGGGTCCATATCTCGACAAGCCACCAAAGGCAACGCTGCTAACCTCAATGAATGGCAGACTCTACGCTGCTGGCCTCCACGAGGAGCGTGACGCACTGCG